CGATGCGGGGGATGATCGCGCCATCCATGCCAGGAACGAACAGCTCACGGCGCCGCTCGCCAACGACGTAGGGCTGGCCGGCGCGGACCGAGCCGCCAGCTGCGCGGCCGGGAGGTGTAGCCGGCTGACCAGCAGCAGGAGCAGCTTGAGTGCCGCCGCCGAAGATGCCGGAGATGTTGCTCCATGCGCCACGGACCCAGCCAACCAGCGTGCTGAACCTGGCCTTGAGGCCATCGATGATCGAGGTGATAATCCGCTGCCCGATGTTGCTGCCGGTGAACAGGCGGATGATCATTCCCGGGATCGGGAACATAACGCCCAGCACCCTGGGCCCCCAGGCTCGGATGATGCCCACCGCTTGATTGAAGACGTTGCCGATCCAGGTCCCGAAGCTGCCCCAGAGCGAGGTCACACCCTGGAACACTGAGGCTGCCGCGGTTTTGATCGTGCCCCAGTGGGCAACCACCATGCCGATGGCGTAGCCGATCCCCAGCACCGCTGCGGTGACGGGCCCCCCGAGCACACCGACTGCGGCGACCACGCCAGCGATGACGGGTAGCGCCACGGTTAGGCCGGCGAGGACGGCGCCGACGACGACGACGCTCTTGGCAAGGGCCGGGTTGGCAGATGCCCAGTTGGCGATGCCTTCCACGATCGGAGTGATCTTTTCCGCCAAGCTGGTGAGAGGTGGCAGGAGCGCGTTGCCAACGGTGATGCCCAGACGCTGCGCGCTGTTCTGGAAGCTCGCCAGCGTGCCAGCAAAGGTCTGCAGCGACCGCTGATAGTCACGATCCACGGTGCCGGCCGCGGCCGATCCGCCCGCGTCGGCCTTCAGCCTGTCGTACTCCTTCCGGTACTTCATCAGCGACATCAGGGCCAGCTTGGCCTCCTTGTCGCCAAAGATCTGCGAGAGCTTGAACACGTCGCCGCCGGTGACGCGCTGCAGCTCAGCAACGGCCGCCTCCATCGGGTTGATGCCCTTGTTCCGTGCATCGGTCATCACCTGCTTGATGTCGACGCCGAACTTTTTAAAGTTCTTCACCGCGTCCGGCGCGGTCATCTTCATCAGCGCATCGCTCAGTCGCGTTGCAGCCTGGGCGGAATCAGGGGCGTTCTTGCGCACCATCTGCATCATGGCCGCCAGCTCAACCGCGCCTTTCTTGCCGGTGATCCCAAGGTCGCCAGCAGCAGAAGCGATGGTGGGCATGAACTGCGCCATGTCCCGCAGCTCGAAGGCGCCCTGCTTGCCGGCGAATGCCAGCGCATCGAACGTCGCCTTGAGCTCCGTCGGCCGGATCTTCAGCGCGTTCTGCAGCTGAAAGCCGGTCTTGGTCACGTCGAGCAGATCTGACCCGGTGGCGGTCGCCACTCGCCCGAGCGTCTCGATCGACGCGGTTGCGTCCTTCAACTCCAGGCCCTGGGCAACCAGGTCTTGGATGCCCTCGGCCAGCTTGGCCGGGCCCAGGTTGGTGGTGCTCCGGCTGGAGAGCTTGAGGATCTCGCCGCTCAGCGTCTTTAGCTCACCCTGGCTGGCGTTGGCGGTCTTGCCGATCTCCGTCAGCACGCCCTCGAAGGTGGCCGCCACGCGCACGCTGGCCGCCATGCCGACACCGATCGCTGCAGCACCCGCCGCGGCCTGCTGCCAGAGCGCATTGTCGAAGATCCCCTTGAAGCCCTTGCGGCCAGCGATCGCCGCATCATTCAGCTTGCGGTTGACGTTCCGCCCGAAGCTGCTGACCTGAGTCTGAGCGGAACGGAGCGACGCGCCGAGACTGGCGGCAATCTTGCCGCCGATCTCAACCGTGATCTTCTGCGCACCGCCGCCGATCATTTGCTTGCCACCTGCTTGTTGATCTCAGTCTGAACGATCTGGGCTTGCTTGAAGTAGGCCCAGAACTCATCTGTCTCCAGGTCGAGCACTTCGGCCAGGCCCCAGTTGGTCAGCTTCGACAGGACGACGATCGCCTGCCTCAGCCGGTCTTCTGGGACCTGGCCTGTCTGAAAGTTTGGATCTGCCGCTCCAGCTTGCTCCAGTCAGCAGCGTCGACATCCATCAAGTCTTCAGGCGCCACCTCGCAGAGGTTGGCTATCAAGAACACCGCCTTGTCCTCGTCGCTGCCGCCAGACTTGGATGCCGCCAGGTCATCGCGCACCTTGACGCGGCGCATGATGAGGTGAGACACCTCGACGCCCGACACAGTGATCGGGAAGTCAAGGTCAATCTTGGCGGTGTTCGGGTGCAGGTTTTTGCCAGCCATTCAGATCAGACTCCGATTGCGTTGCGGATGGACTCGAGCTGATCCACGCCGTTGATGCGACGGATCATGTTCACCTTGTCGATCTCGACAACCTCGAGGCCGCCGATCGTGATTTTCAGGTAGCGAAGCGCCACCTGGATCGTCATGCTGGTCTGCTCCCCAGCGGACCAGTCGCCGGGCTCCATGCCCTTGACCACGCCGGTCATGTTGACCACCATCGCAACAGCAGCCTCGCCATCACGCCGCAGCGCACCGCGGGCGGTGAGCTGGGTGGCGCCACCATCGGCCAGGCCGTAGAGGCTCAGCACGTTCTCGTCATAGTCGAACAGCTCGAAGCTGGCCTCCAGCTTCTCCATGCCCATGTCGATCTCGACCGGGGCATCCATGCCGCCGCCCCGGAACTCCTCCATTTTGGTGGTGAGCGTGGGCTGGGTCAGCGTCGAGACGGTGCCAGCAAGGCCGCGACCGTCAACGAACAGGCTGAAGTTTTTTAGAACGCGGGGGATTTGTGCCATGGGTCAGGGCCTCAACGGAAGAGATTGACGACGTAAGAATCGACCAGGTGCGACCGGAAGGTTACGCGCTCGGCCGGGTATGGCCCGGTGAAGTCGTAATCGAAGAACACCTGGCCATTGGCGATGTTTGCCGGGGTGTTGAGATCGGGATCCACCCACACGTCGCCGCCGAGGATTGCGCCCCGGGCTTTGAGGCTGCGCATGTAGCCACGCACGCTCTCCTGCACCTCCTCCAGGTAGGTGGCAGTAATGCAGCGATCGACGGCCCATTGATGCCCGCGAAGGATCGACTCATCCACCATGTCGGCAGTGCGACTGATGCTCAAGAAGGCGTACTTGGGATCGCTGGCGAGGGTGCGGTTACCCCAGAGGCGGAAGCCTTGCGAGCGGATGATGGTGGCGATCTTGGCCTCGTTGAGCAGGTTGGCCCGACTGGTGTAGTCGCCGACGGTGAAGTCAATGGCGCGGGCGGTGCCCTCGATGCCGTTGATCTCGTTGTTGCTAGGGCTCCACCAGAAGCCCCGCTCGTTGTCAACCTTGTTGATCAGGCCAGCGACAGCAGCCGACGCGGGCACGCTAGAGCCATCGCGCAGGACCCAGGGATCGACCACGTAGATGCGACGGCTGCCGAAGTCACCAGCCATCTGGATGGCGGCGGCGTCGGTGGTGTTAGCACCGTCCGCGAGCGCAGGCGGTTGGCGATGCCGAGCAGCTCGGCCAGCACCTCAGACCGCACCGTGCCGCGCTGGACGGTGCCGGCCACTGCCTGCACGCCACCGGACGGGGGTGCGCCGATCGTGATGGTGGGGTTGGGCCCAACGTTCTTGCCAGGGTCTTCAATTACGAACGACACGACCTTGCCGGCATTGGCGCCAGTGCCCAGCACAGCGCGAACTACCGCGCCACCAGGGGCAGTAACGGGCGGGGCAGTGGTGTAGCCGGCTCCCTGGGTTTGCACGGCGATCGAAAGGATTCCGTCGCTAGTGCGCTGGTGGGTGAAGCCGGGGGCGATCAAGATGCGGGGGGAGAAGCCCACGGCGTTCTCCGCCGCCAGGAACGCATGGACGCCCTCGTAGCCGCCCGTGGTGCCGTTGATCCCGCCGACCACCTTGTCGATCGTCGCGGCTTCGGTGCTCTCCTGCGCCACCCGCACCACGACCACCACGGCGCCGGCCTGGTCATAGATCAGATCCAGCGCGCTTTGCAGCGTGCCGGTGGTGCCGAGGCCCGCCATTTCAGAGCGAGAGGCGATCAGCACCGGGGTGTTGAGCGGGAACTTGGCGGCGTCAGCGTCGGGCGCAGTGCCGACGATGCCGATCACACTGGAGCGAACGGTCTGGATCGGACGGGCCCCAGTGTCGATCTGGAGGACCTCTACGCCGTGGAGAAATGTCGTGGTCATGGGTAGGAGAGTCCTCCTGTCGGGTTGAGTCTAGCGGCCCTGGCCGCGCAGCTTTTTGCGGCCGCGGCGGCGGGGACGTGAGCGCTGGCCTTGGCCTTGGGATGTGGTTTTCGGCGGGCCAGGTTGGTGGTCGATGCGGGCGGCGCCTGTCTTGGATCTAACGGTCATCAGATTTCAGCGTCGAGCCATGAGCGGTAACCGGTGACGTAGGCGGAGGTGCTGCCGGCGGTGGCTTGCAGAATGCACGATCCGCCATAGGGCGTCAGCCTGCCGATGGAGTTCGATGCGTTGTTGGCGTTGGCCTGAGTTATGTTCGGATCAGCAGTCAGCACGGCGGCATTGGGCGCCTTACGCATCTCTGGCCAGCTCAGCGATGTCTCTAGGTATTCGCCAGCAACCGATGCGTAGAACAGCATGTTGAACGGCACCCATTGGCCGTAGCGCTTGCACAGGCTCAGCTCAGTGGCTAACGGCCGCCGCTCAAATGGAGTAGCAACAGGCCCCGGCTCGATCTGCACCTGGGCGATGTCAAACGTGCCGGACTGATGCCCCAGGGTGTTGGTCCTCGAATTGAAAATGGTGCCAGCATCGAAGAAGATCAGGAGCGCCAGCGAGTCGTTGTTGTCGGTGCCCAACGTCTTGCCGGTGATCGATGGCAGCGTTGCGGTGACCGTCACCTGCTGCCACGTCGTGTTGATCGCAACCTTGGTGGAACCGATGGCATTCACCTCTACGCTGGGTGATCCACCGGTCCCAAAACCTTGCACCAGCTCGACAGCGATCGAGCGGCTGGCGTCAGCCTTGGCCCAGAAGCTGACCGTGACCGTGCGGCCGGCGAAGGTGCAAACGCCCTCGACGAATTGCCCCAGGGCGAGGTAGTTGCTCGCGCCAGTAACGGATGTAACGACTGCGCGGCAAAAGAATCGCGGGTTGTTCGGAACATCTGCCTGCCCCAGGGTGAAGGCTTGCTGGCTGATCGTGCTGCTGCTGCCCATGCCCAGTGAGCGCCAGCGGTCGACGCTGCCGTAGCCGATCACCGAATGGGTGGTGGCGAGCTGCCAGATGTCGAAGTTGCCGTTGATCACCGCATTGCGGAAGCCGGCCAATGGGCCGGCGTTGATGCTCGGGAGACGCGGGGATCCGGTGAAGACTGGACTTTCCAGCGGTGCATAGGTGGCAGCTGCTGTCGCCGCTTTCAGGTAAGCCTGCGCGATAACGAATGCAGTTGTCGCAAGTCGAGTGCTGTTGCTATCCGGTGTTGGCGTCGGGGCTGTTGGGGCGCCCGTCAGAGCGGGGCTGGCCAACGGCGCCTTGACCTCAAGGGTGTTCGCCATATCGGCATCGATTGCCGCCAGCGCTGCCCGCAGCCGCACCACATCTTCAGCCAGGAGGTTGCCGGCATTCGGCAGCTGGTAGCTGCGGTTCGTTGTCCTGTCGTCGATTGGCATTGGATCAGATCACCACGAGACGGAGCTGGCGCAGCTGCGGCCGGGCTGCTGCAGCGCCAGTAAGGGTCAGGCGCACGCGGGTGGTCGTGCCGCCGGCAGTGAAACTGGCAACGGTGTGGATGCGCTCCACCCACCCATCGCCCACCGCTGAGCTGCTGGTGAGCGCCACCGTCTGCCAGGTGCCGGTGCTGGTCTCGAACTCCACCAGCACGCTGGAGGCCCCAGGCAGCAGTGCCTCGAAGGTGCAGGAGACTTTGGCATTGGCCGCGCAGGGGATCGCACGGCTCACGTAGGTGCCCGTCTCGCCCAGGTTGCCGAGCACCGCCTGGGTGCCAGCGAAGAGGTAGGGGCTCAGGGTGGTGGTGCCGCGCAGCACTGCCGAGAGCGTCAGCGCCACGTTCACATCCTCCGCCAGCTGAATCAGCGCGTTGTCGGCGCCGCGGATCTGGCTGCCATCCGGCCGGGTGAAGATGAACTCGGCATCCGTTTCAGAGCTGATCCGCTCCACGCCGGCCAGCGCCACCAGGTCGGTCACGTCGCCGGCGGCAACCAGGATGGTGCCAGTGGCGGGTGTGGCTGGAGTGCCGCTCACGGTGAACGTGTAAGTATTGGCTCCGGTCGAACTGATCGTGAAGGCGCCGTTGTACTCGGTCTGGTTGGCGCCGCTGTGCACCACCTTCTGGCCCGTCGTGAACGGGTGCCCACCGGCCATGGTGGCAGTTGCGGTGGTGCCGCTGCGAGTAATCGTGACCGTGCCTGCCCGCAGCTGCCCCAGGTTCACGGTCCGGGTGGTGCTGGTGAACTGGGCGCCATACATCCTGAAGGTGAGATCACTCTCCTGCACCGGCGTCCAGGTGCTGGCGTTGGAGCTCTTCAGCAGCGTGCCGATCGTGTACGGCTGCGACGTGACGAACTGGTTGGCCGCCGCATCCAACTTGCCCAGCTCCGCCAAGCCCACCGCGTGCACGGGGTCATCCGTCAGCAGCACCATGGCGTACTCCACGCCGGCCTGCAGGAACACCGGCCGGGTGAGGCCGATCTTGTTCCATGCTCCCACCGTGATGGCGCTGCCCTGGATCACACCTTCTGCCAGCGTTGTCGTATTCGGCAGGCCCACCTCCGTTTCGCGGATCTCCAGGTAGACCTTGTTCCCGACGTTGCCCCTGGCAGTGAACCAGAAATCCACCGCTGTGATATGCCGCGACTGATCGAGGCGGAACGTCTGCGCAAGCGGGTCAACGAACCGCGTCTCAAACGAAACGCTC